TACCTTGATACTTGCTCCTCCGTCAATAACGGTTCTAACTTTTCTTAAATTATCAACCACATGAGCAGCTGTCCAAACAAAAGTTACTTTTTTACCTTCTACTTCACGAATAATCATGGCACCTGAACCTTCTGAATTACTATATCTTGCTTTTGCTTTTATAGTAACTGAGACATCTTGCAAGTGATCCGCAACTTCTCTTAATTGACGTTGTGTTGGTGCTCCGAGCATAAAGTTTACGGAAACTGCCATAATGGCCATAATTGCGAACAATCTGCGTGAATTCATAGTTTTACCCCCTTGGGTTAATGGTTAATAATATATGTATATATATTAACCCACGGAGGATTTTTAGTCAATTACATTAAATTATTGACAACTTTCGCAAACTTCACCACGCATTTTTGCTTCTAAACTGCATAATGATGCAGATGGTTCACCCTCGGTTTGCTCAGTAGGTTTCTCTGCATTGTGTTCTTCTACATTGACTCCTGTGCTTTTTTCAATCGCACTCGCAGCCAGATTACGAAGATAGTAAGTTGTTTTTAAACCACTTTTCCATGCGTGGAAATAAATGTCGTTAAGAAACTTCATACTACTTTTGTCATTGTAAAGATTTAGACTTTGTCCTTGGTCAATCCACTTTTGACGTGCAGATGCACAATCAATAAGTTTAAATTGATCTTGTTGAAATGCAGTTTTATACTTCTCCTTAATCCAAGGTGGAATTGCTCCGTTTAGTTTCTGTAAATCTCCGTCTACACTTTTAACAAGATTACTAAGTTCTTTTGTCCACATACCTTCTGCTTTCATGTCGTTCACAAAATATTCATTCATCATTGTAAACTCACCACTTAATGTAGAGTATACGAAAATGACACCGAAGTTTGGTTCAATACTTTGTGAACATCCTGCGATGTAACTGATTGTTGCGGTTGGAGCAATTGCCATTGTATTGGAATTACGCATTCCTTGTTTAGCAACTTTCTTTTTGAGTTTGTCCCAATCTTTACGCAATCTTACTTCATCAGAATTTCCACGAAGTTTCATTACTTGTTTCCATGTATCAATTGGAAATGTTCCTTGACTCCAAAGACTACCTGAATATGAACTATAAGTTTCACGATCAAGTGCCATATCAGAAGATGATTCAATTGCAAAATAAGAAATGTTTTCATAGATTTCATCGGAAATGCGAATTGCATCTTCACTTCCATAATCTACATTAAATTCATAAAACATATCATGCCAACCCATCGTACCTAAACCAACAGGACGATGATTCATGTTACTTTTACGTGCTTCTTCGGTTGGGTAATAATTAAGATCAATAACATTATCCAACATACGCATTGCCATTTTGACACTTGCTTCTAGTTTTTTGTAATCAATAAATTTTTCTCCGTGTTTATTTACACCAACATGACGTTTCAAGTTCACACTTGCTAAATTACAAGTTGCAGTTTCTCCGTATTCTTTTACAGAACGAGTTCCTTCGTTATCGTGAATAGTTGGTTTTGTATGAAGAAGAATTTCTGTACAAAGATTACTACTATGAACCGTTCCTTCGTGTTGATTGCTATAACGAATATTACTTGGGTCTTTGAATGTAACCCACGGATGTCCTGTTTCAAAAATACTTTTTAACATCTTCTTCCAAATGTCTTTTGCTTTTACTTCACGAAAAACACTAAGTTCACCTTCTTGACCTTTTTTAACATATTCCCAATATTTTGTTTCAAACTTTTCACCAAAGATTTCGTGCAACTCAGGAACTTCATTTGGACTAAACAAATACCAAGGTCCATCTGCTTCAACTTGTTTCATAAACAAATCAGGAATCCAATTTGCAGTATTCATATCGTGGCAACGCATTCTGTCATCACCTACGGTTTTTCTTAATGCCAAAAAGTCTTCAATATCTGCGTGCCAGGTTTCAAGATATGCACACCCAGCACCTTTTCTTTTACCACCTTGATTAACCGCAACAAGCATATCATTGTAAAGTTTCCAAAAGTAAACGGGTCCTTGATTGATTCCGTTTGTTCCTTTGATGTAACTTCCTCTTGCACGGAAATTGGTAATATCAAATCCAAGTCCACCTGCGAATTTGCTTTTTCTTGCTTCTTGCCAAATACCATCAAAAATTCCATCAATAGAATCATCAAAGGTATTAAGATAACAACTACTAAGTTGACTATGAGTTGTTCCACTATTAAACAACGTTGGTGTGGAACTTACTACATCAAACTGACTAAGTGTTTCGTAAAACTTAATTGCGTATGCTTGACGTTCTTCAGGTTTCTCGTTCAACGCAAGACCCATAGCAATACGCATCCACATTGCTTGTGGAGTTTCCATTCTACGACCTTCTATGTGCAGTAAATAACGATCATATATAGTTTGAATACCAAGATACTTCCAATCTTTTTCTCGTTCAATATTCAGTATACTACTAAGTTCACGTAAATCAAAGCATTCGAGAAGTTCTTCATTGAGAATTTCTTCTCGGACTAATCTACGCATATTCGTAATAAAACTTTTACGATACTGAAGTTCAAATGCATCACTATCTACTCCTTCTCCAAATACTTCTTTGTAAATTGTATTAAGAAGCATTCTCGCAGCCATATAAGCATAATTGGGTTCAAATTCAATTTTAGATCTTGCACTCATAATAAGAGATTTATCAATATCCATAGTTGTTACTTTATCAAACAACTTAATTTTTGCGTCAATTAGAACTTCACTAGCACTAACATTATCTAAATTCTTTGCAGCCCGTTCTGCACATTTGTTGATTTTATCAACATTAAAATCTTCTAGTCTACCATTGCGTTTTTTTACTTTCACTTGTAACCTTTGTTTTGAATTTTATAGAAACATTATAATTTAATTATATAAATATATTTACGAAAAGTATCGTAAAGATACATACTATATATACTAAATTTTTTATCCAATATCAACACTATCTTCGTTATTATATGAATTTTTATTGTTCATTTGATCGTACTTTGATTTTAAAAGATTCTTTGTACCATTCTCAGAATCATTCATTTCAACCATTATTTCCGCACCCTTTGTACTTTTTTCATCATATATTTCAATAACACCAGAAGATGTGTCTACTCTACTTGGAAATGTCAATCCATCGGGTCCGAACCGATTTTTAATGACATGAAATCTACCTGTACTACTAACCTTGTCAGTTGCTTTTCTAGACAAACTTATCACAAAGTCTGCCGTCATTATTTTACGATAACTATCAGCAACTTTTTGTGCTTCAATAATATTATCATCCAATGACGAACGACTTGCTTGTGATGCCGTCCATACAGGTACTCCGAGTTCACCCGCAAGACCTCGGAGATCTTCATAAATTCCTCCCTGTTCAACATAACTGTTGGCATTATTTCCGTGATTACCAGGAGATAAGATGTCCGCATAATCTATAACAACCATGTCAACAGGATAACCCATTGTTTTTGCTAAATTTGCATGAGCAAGAATTGTACTAACTCCTACTCCTTTTGTTGGATACTCTTTAATAAGAAGTTGTCCTTTGATATTTGAAATAATATTTTTCACCTTTTCTTTTTCTTCCACAATATCTTGAAAAGGTACTCCTGTAAAGCAACTATCGTAACGAAGTCCAACATAACACTCATTAAGTTCAAGAGTATAATGTAAAACATTTTTACCACTAAGCATAGCAGATTTACCGAGTGATGCTAAACACCAACTTTTACCACCACCTGCACTACTAATAATCACACCGAGTTCACCAGGTCCTAATCCACCGTTTGTTAAATCATCAATAACTTCCCATCCTGTGTTGATGGTATCTCGTGCAGTTTCAGACATTCTTATTTCTACATCTTTAAGATAATCGTGTCCCATGTTTCTTTCGGTTCCTGCTTTTAAAGCATCATCTACAATTCTTTTAATAGAATCATATTGACCACCTTTAAGAAAATCAACACTTTGCATAATAGCATTTTTAAGTTTTTGATTTTTACAGAAATTAAGAAATTCATTTTTAACAAACTCGGCATCGTTTGTGTCGGTTTGTGTGAATATAGTTCTTAGATTATCTACTACTTCTGCTCGCAACGAATCAATTGTAATATCACCACACTTTATTTTAAATACATCAAGCGTCGCAGTTCGTTTATACACATCATAATGTTTAAGAATTTCCGAGACAATCCACTTGTTTGCCTCACTTTCCCAATACATAGTTTCTATTATATCGTGTGTTCTATCAAGAAATGATTTATCATCAATTAAAGCACGAATTGTTTTGCTTTGAAATGCAGTACCAAATTTTTGTAGGGTATCTACATCGTTATTATTAGTCTCCGTCATATTATTTAATTAGATTATCAGAAGCATCGTCTGTAATCAAGGATTTTCTTAAAAAAATTAAGATTGTGAAGAAGTTGCATAGTTATTCAGAATTGTCCATGTTTCCATGATCCAATTATGGTGATTTGGAAAAGCAGCCCATAATTGGTCTTCTGCAAACTTTTTGCTAAATTCAAACTTGTTTAAAACTGAAACAGGCGAATCCACGTGATCAAAAATCTTTGTTTGGATACTAGCAGGCATTATACTATCTGTTAATTGCATTAAGTTGTAATTTCTTTTTAACAACTCTTGATTTTCTTCTTTTAGAAAGTTTTTAAAAAAAGGCATTTCTTTTTTTCGTTGTTCACATATATTAATTAAGTTTTCAACATTTAGTTTTTCTTCAGTAGCAAACTCAGGAAATGCGGTTTTTAGTTTCTTTTCACCTACACCCTTCATT